TAAGACTGGAAAACAAGAAAAAAAGATTGTTACTCAAATCAACAATTCTTCTTATGCTGCATCAAATAATATCTCAGTATCAACTGGCAATATTAAAGGTGGAACTAAAACTACTGTAGGAACAGGACAACAAGTTGCTGTTCGAGATCAAGACTCTAGAACTGGTAGAGGAGAATCATCTGCAAGAGTTAATGAACCACCTAAAGCCACTAATAAAAACAATGGTGGCACTTCTCCATTCCCAGGTATACCTACACCAGCCTTCAGTATGTCATCGCCTGCTTCTTCACCAGCTGGTCCTGCAGCTGCGCCAAAGCCAGCGCCGGCTCCTGCCACAATGAGCAGTAATAATGGATCCTCTAGTATGAGTGGATCCTCTAGTTCTAGCATGAGTGGATCCTCTAGTATGAGTGGATCTTCTAGTATGGGTATGAGTGATATTAACTTAAAAACAAATATTGAAAAAATCAATAATGCTCTAAATAGATTGATTAATTTAAATTTTAAATGATGAAAATTTATTTGGACAAAATTGCAAGATTGAATGGAATGTATTATGAATGGAATGAAAAAATGAGTGAAATTAGTGGTGTGACTGGAAATTCTTATGGAGTTATTGCACAGGAAGTTCAAAAAGAATTTCCTGAAATGGTTGAAATGCAAGAAAATGGATATTTGGCGGTTGATTATAAACAGTTAATTCCAGTTATGATTGAAGCAATAAAAGAACTAAAAGAAGAAATTGAATTTTTGAAAATGTCACTGAAAAATTAATTATGGAAAAAAAATTTGATATAGTTTCTCCTAGATCTTTATATAAAGATTATTTACTTTTTGCCAATAAAGTTATCGTCAAAAGATCAAAAATTCATAGATGGGGAGTTTTTGCAAGAGAGGAAATAAAAAAATACGAAATTATAGAAGAATTTCCATATTTTTTTATTCCTTCAAAGGAAATCCAATTATCTCCCTCATGTTTAACATATAGTTATGACTTGCATGGCGACTCTATAATAGGAATGGGTCATTGTGGATTATATAATCATAGTTTTGAACCGAATGTTGATTATGAAATTGACAAAGTAAATGAAGTAATGCGACATTATGCAATAAAAGATATATTGGCAGGTGAAGAATTGACAATAAACTATGGAGAAGAAAATGCAAAAAATTTTATTGAACAAGAAAACAAAATAAATAAAGAATAATGAAAGAATAAACAAAGATGAATGTCATAGATCCATTAGCACAATCTTTCTATATTGAAAATAGAAGAGGGGCTTTCATAACATCTGTTGATTTATATTTTCTATCGAAAGATAATATTTTACCAGTAACTATTCAAATTAGACCAATGGAACTTGGTCTACCAACTAAAAAAGTTTATCCATTTAGTGAAGTTGTAGTAGATCCAAAAGACATTCAAGCATTTAGTGATGGATCAGTTCCAACTAGAATAACTTTTCCATCACCCGTTTATTTACAAGGACAAAAATTTCATGCCCTTGTAATACTTTCGCATTCTCAAAATTATAATGTTTGGGTTTCTAGACTAGGAGAAGTTGATGTCACAACTTTATCAAATGAAGAGTCTAGAAGAATTTTAGTTACTAAACAACCAATATCAGGTGGTCTTTTTAAATCACAAAATGCTTCAACTTGGAATGAGAGTCCTTTTGAGGATTTAAAATTTACGTTATATAGAGCAAACTTTACAAGTTCCCAAGGAAATTTTGGATTCTATAATCCAGAATTAAATTTAGGAAATAAACAAATTGCAACACTGGTTAAAAATCCACTGGAATTTAATTCTAAAAAAATAAGAGTTGGATTGGGAACTACAGTACAAGACTCAACTCTTACTTTTGGAAATACTATATTACAAACAGGTACTAATGCAACAGGAAACTATGTTGCATCTGCAGGAATTGCAACTGGAAATCTAACACTACTAAATGCTGGTATTGGATATACCCCAAGTGCAGGAAATCTAACTTACAATAATGTTTCTCTAAGCAATATTACAGGAAGTGGTAGAAACGCTACTGCAAACATTACAATTTCTAATGGAGTTGCTATTGGCGCAACAATTTTAAACGGGGGAACAGGATATGTTATTGGTGATGTATTAACAGTATCTCAAATCGGATCACAGACTTTAGGTAGAAATTTGCAAGTTTCTGTTTCACAATTATCCGGAATAAATGAATTAATACTTGATAACGTTCAGGGAGACTTCGAAACCGGAGTAGGAAAAATAGTAAGATATATTAATAATTCTGGTATAACCACAGATTTAAATTCCTCTATTGGTGGAAATGTCATTATACCAGCAGATGGAATTCAAACGGAAACTGATGGACTTCATATTAAAGTAAATCATAAAAATCATGGAATGCACGCAGGAGAAAATGTTGTAAAAATATCAAACGTTATTAGTGATATAAAACCAATTAAACTATTATCCAGTTATGAGAAAAATTCTACTGGTAATATTTTAGTTGATAGTACAACCAATTTTTCAACCTTTGAAAACATATCAATAGGTGCAACTAATCCAGGATATATTTTGATTGGAGATGAAATTATTTCTTATACTGGCGTCACTGCTAGTTCATTGACAGGTATAACTAGAGGAATTGATCAAACTTTATCATTTTCATACTCAGAGGGAACTTCAGTTTATAAGTATGAATTGAATGGAATATCATTGAGAAGAATTAATACGACACATACTCTTCAAGATGCTACTACGTCAAATCCCATCGATCTTGACTATTATACAATTAAAATAGACACTTCTCAAGATGGAAAAACAGATTCTCTTCCATATGGACAAGTTGATAGAAGTGTTGGAACAAGTTTTCCAAAACTTTATATAAATGAAACTAAACTTACAGGAGGAACTTCTGTAAATGCGACTCAAAATATTCAATATGAGATTGCAAATCCAAATGTACAAACTTCTATTCCAAATGGAACTAATATCACCGCATCAATAAGAACTATTTCCGGAACTAGTGTTGATGGACTTGAAAATTCATTTACCGATAAAGGATTTACTAATGTTGAATTAAACAAAAATAACTACTTTGAATCCCCAAGATTAATTTGTTCTAAAGTAAATGAAACTGAAAAATTGTCTACTCTTCCAGGAAACAAGTCACTAACCTTAGATTTATTTTTAGAGACTAATAATTCTTATATATCTCCTGTAGTTGATTTAGATCGTTCTTCAATGATATTTGTCAGTAATAGGATTAATAATCCAATTCAAAATTATTCTACGGATAATAGAGTTAACACTATTTTAGATGATCCTTCATCATTTGTTTATGCTACAAATAACGTCCAGTTAGAAATTCCAGCAACATCACTAAAAGTGCTTGTGACAGCGTATGTAAATACTTTTAGTGATATCAGGGTTTTATATTCAATCAAAAATAATCCAAATGAAACATCCGTATATTATCCGTTTCCTGGATATTCTAACCTTACAGATGATGGAAGAGTAATTTCACAATCCTTAAGTGATGGAACTTCTGACAAGAAGATGGTTAAAACAGATACAATTGGATATAGACCTGAAGATTTAGAATATAAAGAATATGAATTTACTATATCAGATCTTCCATCATTTAAATATTTTAGTATTAAATTAATTGGATCTGGAACAAACCAGGCTTTCCCACCAAGATTATCTGATTTTAGAGTTATTGCACTAGCTTAATATGACATATTCAAAGGTAGAGGGACATTCTAATCTAATAAGAGATGAAAAAACTAATGCTATTTTAAATACAAATATGAGTGATTATAATAATTATATGAGATTAAAAAAAATTAAAGAAAATAGCAATAAAAGGGTGGAAGACTTAGAATGTGATATGAATAATATAAAAAATGATTTGGACGAAATTAAAACTTTATTGAGGAATTTACTAAATGGATCCAGATAAAATACTTTTAGATGATATCAATAAAATGTTTGAATATGAAAAACTATCTAGGGATATAGATAGTATACATGATATTCAAATTTTGAAGACTCTAGCAAAGTCATATATTAAATTATATTTAAAACAACAGGAAGTTGTATCTAAACTCTAATGGCACAACCATCTACTAGGCAAGAATTAATTGATTACTGCAAAAGAAAATTGGGATATCCAGTTTTAGAAATTAATGTTGCAGATGAGCAAATAGAAGATTTGGTCGACGATGCAATTCAGTTTTTTCAGGAAAGGCATTTTGATGGAGTTTATCCAACTTTTTATAAGTATCAAGTAACTCAAGAAGACATTGATAGAGGTAGAGCAGGATATGGGAGTAAATCTACAAATTCGGTTGGTATAGTAAGTACATCGACAACAACAAACATTGTTGGATCTGCCACTACTTTCACTTTTTACGAAAATAGTAATTATCTACAAGTTCCACCTAATGTTATTGGAGTTAATAAAATTTTTACTTTTGATGGTGCAAATACCATTACTCATAACATGTTTAGTGTTAAGTACCAATTATTTTTAAATGATATTTACTACTGGGGGACGACAGAACTTTTAAGTTATGCTATGGTAAAAACGTATTTGGAAGATTTGGACTTTCTTTTAAATACCAATAAACAAGTTAGATTTAACAAAAGACAAGATAGATTATATTTGGATATTGACTGGGGATCAGTGACAAAAGATCAATATTTTATAATTGATTGTTATTCAACCCTTGATCCAAATGATTATTCAAGAGTATGGAATGATTCATTTATAAAACCATATTTAACTTCATTGATAAAAAGACAATGGGGACAAAATATGATGAAATTCACAGGTATTAAACTTCCTGGCGGTGTCGAATTGAATGGCAGGCAAATGTATGATGATGCTCAAAGAGAACTAGATATTTTAATGGAGAAAATGTCCAGTACTTATGAACTACCACCACTAGACATGATTGGATAATATATGCTTAATCCATTTTTTCAACAAGGTTCTAAAACAGAACAGGGATTAATTCAGGATTTAATCAACGAACAGTTGAGAATGTATGGTGTTGAAGTATATTATTTGCCAAGAAAGTATGTAACTTCTAAAATGGTTATAAAAGAAGTTATTGAATCAAAATTTGAAAATGCGTATCCTATTGAGGCTTACGTAGAAACTTATGATGGTTATAATGGATTAGGGACTTTGATGTCAAAATTTGGAATTCAAGAATTAGATGATTTGATAATTACAATATCAAAAGAAAGATTTGAAAATTATATAACTCCTCTTATTAAAAATATTTCAGATATTAAGTTATCCACAAGACCAAAAGAAGGTGATTTAATATATTTTCCTTTAGGAGATAGACTTTTTGAAATAAAATATGTTGAACATGAAAAACCTTTTTATCAGTTACAAAAAAATTACACGTATCAGTTAACATGTGAGTTATTCCGTTATGAAGATGAATTGATAGATACAAATATTGAAAATATAGATGATAATGTTCAAGGAGAAGGATATATTCAAACACTAACTCTGGTTGGTTCTGCTGTCACTGCAACTGCAAGTTCAGCAATATTTAATGGTGGTGTTAGAAGAATAACAATCACAAACAGAGGAAGTGGATATACTTCTGTTCCCAAGGTTGCTTTTTCTTCATCTCCAAGTGGAGGACTGACTGCGATTGGAATAGCAACTATGATATCAGATATTATAGATTGTGATGGACTAACATCAAATAAGGTCCAAGGCGTAGAAATAGTTAATGCAGGATTTGGTTATACTGTAGCACCAAAAATATCCTTTATTGGAGGAGGTGGATCTGGAGCGTCTGCTATTACTGAAATAGCAGATGGAATTGTTGGTATAATTTCTATTACAAATGGAGGATCTGGTTATGTATCTCCTCCAAGCGTTACTATTAGTTCACCGGGCATAGGAACGACAGCAAAAGCAGTTTCATTAATCAATTCTTCTGGTATAGTCACTTCGATAAGAATAGTAGATGCTGGTATTGGATATACTTCAGCGCCGATTGTTACCATATCTTCCCCACAAAATATTAATTTTGGATCATTCATCATCAATGAAGTTGTTACTGGTTCGATTAGTAGTACTACTGCAATCGTAAATTCTTGGAATTCGATAACTAATACTTTAAAAATTTCCAAAATTTCTGGATCATTTGTCGTTGGAGAAACAATCGTTGGAACAGCAAGTAGTGCTACAAGAAAACTTATTTCGACACAAATTTATAATACGACAGATCCATATGCACAAAATGAGATTATTCAAAATCAATCTTTAGAAATTATTGATTTCAATGAAAAAAATCCATTTGGTATGCCATAAATATTAGAACTGTATAAAGTAGTAAGTTAACAAAATGTTTGAATACTTTTATCACGAAATACTACGAAAGACTGTAATATCTTTTGGATCATTGTTCAATAATATTTCAATAAAACATAAAAATGATTCTGGAAAAGTAGTAAGTGAGTTGAAAGTTCCTTTAGCATATGGACCATCTCAAAAGTTTTTAGCAAGACTTGAGCAATCTCCAGATTTAAATAAACCGGTTCAAATGTCATTACCAAGAATGTCATTTGAATTTATTGGGTTAAATTATGATGCTTCAAGAAAAGTTACCACAACTCAAACATTTATAACTTCTTTAGCATCGGACAAAACCGATGTTAGAAAAACATATATGCCAGTGCCTTATAATATGCAATTTGAGCTCAATATCATGACTAAATTGAACGATGATATGCTTCAAATAATCGAGCAAATACTACCGTATTTTCAACCTTCTTATAATATGTCAATAAAATTAGTTGAGTCTACTAATGAAAAAAGAGACATTCCTGTTGTCATTGATAACATAACAATGAATGATGATTATGAGGGTGATTTCAGTACTAGAAGGGCATTAATTTATACCATAAGATTTACTGCAAAAACATATCTTTTTGGTCCAGTATCTTCAGCGGAAAAAGATCTTATCGAAAAAGTATCTATTGGATTTATATCTGCAGATGGATCTGGATCTGATTCAAAATCTACGGGAAGAGATCTTGTTTATTCAGTTTCTCCTAGAGCAACAAAGAGTTACACAAATACAGTTGTGACTACATTGTCTAAAGATATTACAAATTCAGAAACTTTTATTTCTGTTAACGATTCATCATCAATAACTTCTGGGAATTACATTATTATTGATGATGAAGAAATGTATGTGAAATCGATATCAAATAATATTTTGACAGTATCAAGAGCAACAGATAATACAGTTGCTGTTACTCATGTATTGGGTTCAGATGTTAAAAAAATAACTGATGCTGATAATTTAGTGATAGAAATTGGTGATGATTTTGGGTTTAGTGGTTCTACCTTTTAAAGTTTATGAAAATGACTAAAAAATTTGAAAAATTAAATGAAACATTTAACGTAGATGCAAGCATAGTCTCTGCAGATCCTATTGAGTCAGAGTCTGTTCTGGAAAAAATAGAAAAAATATCATCTACAGTGGATGACATTAAAAAAGATTATGATTATACAAGAGGAAATCTATATTCTCTTATTGAAAAGGGTCAAGAAGCCATAAATGGTATTTTAGAACTTGCACAAGAAAGTGAAATGCCAAGAGCATATGAGGTTGCTGGCCAGCTTATCAAAAATGTTGCGGATGCAACAGATAAGTTAATGGATCTTCAAAAAAAATTAAAAGACATTGAAGAAGAAAAGCAAAAAGGACCTACAACAGTTAATAACGCATTGTTTGTTGGTTCTACTGCAGAATTAGCAAAACTTCTAAAACAACAAACAGAAAATGAAAACGTTTAAACAATTTCAAGAAGACTGGAGCAATAAATATAAAAAGAGTATTGATTGCTCCAATCCAAAAGGATTTTCTCAACGTGCTCATTGCGCGGGAAGAAAGAAAAGAGCAAAAGGTGAGAAGACTAAATCAAACCCATTTGAGTAATGCCCAAAATCAAGTCACATAAAACAGTTGAACAAATAGCAAAGAAACATCGTTTAGAAGTTTCTTTCATACAAAAACAACTTGATATGGGAGAACCTATTGAGCATGAACACACTAAAGATCATGAACTTGCTAGAAATATTGCTCTTCAACATTTAGACGAAATACCTGATTACTACACTCGTTTGAAAAAAATGGAAGCATCTGCTAAAAAGGAACATAAAAAGTTTGAAGATGTTACAGAGGAAGGTCTTCGTGATTGGTTTGGTAAATCAAAATCAAAGGATGGAAAATCTGGTTGGGTCAACGTGGTTACCGGTGGTACTTGTGCAAGTGACGAACCTGGGGAAGGAGTTCCCAAATGCGTTTCATCAGCAAAAAGAGCAAGCATGACTCCAGAAGAAAGACTTGCTGCGGCAAGAAGAAAAAAAGTAGCAGATCCTGGACAACAAGAAAAATCAGGTGCTGCAAAACCAACTTATGTTTCTACAGATTTACCTAAAAAGAAAATGAAAGAAGAAATGAACGTGCAAGAAGCAAAGGATAAACCAGGTAAAAGTAGTGGCAAAAAAGATGCTTGTTATCATAAAGTAAAGTCTCGTTATAGTGTCTGGCCAAGTGCATATGCTTCTGGAGCACTTGTAAAATGTCGTAAAGTTGGTGCTGACAACTGGGGAACCAAATCGGAGGAAACTATGCATGAAGAACAAAGATATTGTCCACTATGTAACAAAAGAGAAACTAGATCAGAATGCTCATATGGCGAAAAAACATGGGATAAAGTTTCTGTTAAAGATGAAGAATACTCAATGGCAAGATCAGAACTTAAGACTATTGAAGATGCAGTAAAGAGGTTGAAAGTAAAAGTTGGTAAAGGGGAGGGTGATCTAGAAGCATGGGTTCAGTCAAAAATTACTAAGGCAGCTGATTATATTGATACGGCTGCTGATTACATTGCAAGTGGAGAAATGGAAGAATCTGTAAGGGTCAGAAGAGGTATTCTACCAGGTAAAGAAACCCAAATTGCAAGATCTACTGGTGCTGGTGCTTTATCTCCAGAATCTGCAAAAGAATTAGGGTCTAAAGCAATAGAATTGAGAAAGAAAAAATTAGCGAAAATAGAACTACCCAAAATCAACAAAGAAGAAACCTTAGTTAATAAAATTACTAAAGAAATATTGGATGAAAAATGTTGGCCTGGATATAAAAAGAAAGGAATGAAAACAATGTTTGGAAAAAGATATCCAAATTGTGTAAAGGCAGAAGATGTAACTATCGAAGATGCTAATGGAAACACCTTTGCCGAAGTAATTGATTTAATCAAACCAAAATCAATTAAAGGATTTAAATCTCAGATGGATGAGGCAACGAGACTCCAAGCACAAACTGGAAATGTGATTGCAGTAACTCTTTCTTGGAGAGGAACGTATTATTCTATGAAAATGTTCTTTCCTCAAGTTAAAACACCATCAAGAAAAGAAATAAATGATGAACTTCAAAAAGTCTATCCAGGTTCGGTAGTTCTTTATCATTCTGTTTCTGAAATTCAACCAGGTCAACCGTTAATACAAGCATTTGGTCCTCAAGGTGGAAGTGTCGCCAAACCAGGTCCAAATAGAAATTATGTAAAAACTATGGGTGAAGAATTTGAATTGGAGGAAGTTGCTGCATGGCAACGTTCTGCAGGTAAGAATAAGCAGGGTGGTCTTAACGAAAAAGGACGTAAATCTTATGAACGCGAAAATCCGGGAAGTGATCTGAAAGCACCTTCAAAAAAAGTCGGGAACCCACGCAGAAAAAGTTTTTGTGCTCGAATGTCAGGAATGAAAAAGAAATTAACTTCATCCAAAACTGCAAACGATCCAAATTCAAGAATTAATAAATCACTTAGAGCTTGGAATTGTTAATTTGGAGTTGATTTATTATGTCAAATGATGTCTATCTTGGTAATCCGCTTTTAAAGAAAGCAAATACCCCTATTGAATTCACACAAGAACAGATTCTTGAATTTGTTAAGTGCAAAGATGACCCGGTATATTTTGCGAATAACTACGTAAAAATTGTAACTTTGGATCATGGTCTTCAAACTTTCAAACCATATCATTTCCAAGAAAAATTAATTAATAATTTTCATAATCATAGATTTAATATTTGCAAGATGCCACGGCAAACTGGCAAATCAACAACCGTGGTGTCTTTCTTGCTTCATTATGCTGTATTTAACGATAATGTTAATATTGGCATTCTTGCAAACAAAGCAGCGACTGCAAGAGAACTTTTAGATAGGTTGCAAACTGCATATGAAAATTTACCAAAGTGGATGCAACAAGGAATTATATCCTGGAACAAAGGATCACTGGAATTGGAGAATGGAAGTAAAATCTTGGCTGCTTCTACTTCTGCTTCTGCGGTTCGTGGTATGTCATTCAATATTCTATTTCTGGATGAATTTGCGTTCGTTCCAAATCATATTGCAGATTCATTCTTTGCATCAGTATATCCAACAATTACGTCAGGTAAACAAACGAAGGTAATTATTGTTTCTACTCCACACGGTATGAATCATTTTTACCGAATGTGGCATGATGCTGAAAAGGGTAAGAATGAATATGTATTTACTGATGTTCATTGGAGTGAAGTTCCTGGAAGAGATGAGGAATGGAAAAAACAAACAATTGCAAACACTTCGGAACAACAATTTAAAGTAGAATTTGAATGCGAATTTTTAGGATCTGTTGATACTCTTATTTCTCCATCAAAGTTAAGATCATTAGTTTATGATCATCCCAAAACTAGTAGTGCTGGTTTGGATGTTCACGAAAACCCTTTACAAAATCATGATTATTTGATTACAGTGGATGTTGCGAGAGGAGTGGGAAATGATTATTCAGCATTTACTGTGGTAGATATTACTACATTTCCACATCAGGTAGTAGCAAAATATAGAAATAATGAAATTAAACCAATGCTTTTTCCAAGTATTATTGTTGATGTTGCAAAAAATTATAATAATTCTTATATTCTATGTGAAGTCAATGACGTTGGAGATCAAGTAGCATCAATTATTCATTATGATCTTGAATACAATAATCTTCTCATGTGTTCTATGAGAGGTAGAGCAGGACAAATTGTAGGGCAAGGATTTTCTGGAAAGAAAACTCAACTTGGTGTAAAGATGTCCAAAACAGTTAAAAAAGTTGGGTGCCTTAATTTAAAAACTATGATTGAAGAGAGTAAACTTCTTTTCAAAGATTATGAAATTATGAGTGAATTGACCACCTTTATTCAAAAACATAATTCATTTGAAGCTGAAGAAGGATGTAATGATGATCTCGCAATGTGTTTGGTAATATATGCTTGGTTAGTTGCACAAGACTATTTTAAAGAACTTACAGATCAAGATGTAAGAAAAAGACTTTATGAAGAACAGAAAAATCAAATAGAGCAAGATATGGCACCATTCGGATTTGTTGCAGATGGATTAGATGATGCAAGTTTTGTCGATAAAGATGGCGATAGATGGTATTTAGATGAATATGGCGATCAATCGTATATGTGGGAATATCTATCATAATGGACATAGATAAACAGATAAGATTAGGACATCTATTACTTACAGATAGAGAGTGTAGAACATGTGGAGAATTGAAAAATTTAGTCGGGCAGTTTTATAGAACACGTAAAGATAGGGGTCCTGTAGCATCTTCATATTCATATGAATGCAAAGAATGCACAATAAAGAGAGTAGTTAAGTCCAGAAAAACCGTTTCATACTTTTATGAGTTTGAATATCCTGATTGGTAAACATTCACGTCATGTTTCCTTCCACGTAAAGTAAGTTTTTAATAAATAATTTTTAGTTAACTGAGATTTACGGAGAAAAACATGGCGACTCCTCAATTATCTCCAGGCGTGCTCGTCAGAGAGGTTGATTTAACTGTAGGAAGAGCAGAAAATGTATTAGACAATATTGGTGCTATTGCTGGTCCTTTTTCAATTGGTCCCGTAGAAACTCCAATTGATATTACCACAGAGCAAGAACTGCTTAATACTTTTGGAAAACCAATTTCTAGTGATAGACAATATGAATATTGGATGAGTGCTTCATCCTATCTTTCCTATGGTGGAGTTCTTAAAGTTGTTAGAGTTGATGATAGCAATCTTAAAAATGCTAGAGTTGGATATAACACAACTGCTACAGTAAAAATTAAAAATTTTGACGATTACAATTCTCAAGCAACTGGATCTTATCATTTCGCAGCAAAAACTCCAGGAACTTGGGGAAATGAATTAAAGGTTTGTGTCATTGATAACAAAGCAGATCAAACTATTGGAATTTCTACAACTAATCTTGCTGCACTTGGCGCACAAGTTGGATATGGAGTTACTGCTAGTATAAGCACTGTTGTTGCTGGTGTAGGAACAACATCACAATTTACTGGTTACTTAAAGGGTATTATTGCAGGTGTAACAACTAGTTCGGCAGGAAATTCTACAATTGATGTAAAGATTTTATCAAGAGTTTCATCTGCAGGAGTGGAAACCCAAATCGATTATGCTGAAGGAACAGAATACTCTTCTATTCTTTCTGGAAGAACTATAACATTTGTTAATAATTCAGGAATTAACACTGGATCTACTGCAACCGTATCAAGTGCTGTTGATTGGTATAATCAACAAACTTTAGGTCTTACTAATTCAACAATTTATTGGAGATCTATTGCACCTAAACCGGTAACAACTCAATATGCAGTTACAAGAAATTGTGACAATGACGCTTTAAACATTGTCATAGTTGATGACACTGGTTCTGTTACAGGAATTCAAGGAAATATTCTTGAAAAGCATACTGGAATTTCTAAAGCAACGGATGCTATTTCTGGAGTAAATTCACCAGAAAAGATTTGGTATAGAAATTATCTTGCGAATTTCTCAAATTATGTTTATTCTGGAACAAATTATTACACTTCACCAGACACGGTAAATAATATCGTTCCAGTGTCTTCTGGATTTACTACTTATTCTGGAGTACCATCTGCATCATTTAATCCAGTTTTAACTGCAAATGGTGGGTGGAATCAAGCATCGCAAGGAATTACATTTAACTCAATCGGAAATGTAACGTTTAATCTTTCAAGTGGAGCAGATTACACAGGAAGTGGATTTAAAGCAACTTTAGGTTCTCTCAACACTGCATATAATCTTTTCTTGAACGAAGATGAAATTGAAGTTGATTATTTAATTTGTGGACCCTCTCTTGATTCTAAAGAAGAATCTCAAGCAAAAGCAAATCAATTGATTTCTATTGCAGAAAGTCGTAAAGATTGTGTTGCAGTAATTTCTCCATATAGAACCGGAGTTATTGACATAACAAACACAACGACTCAAACTGATAATATCATCTCATTCTTCTCGTCATTGGCATCTTCTTCTTACGCAATCTTTGATAGTGGTTACAAGTATACTTATGATAGATTTAATAATCTCTTTAGATATATTTCTTGCAATGCTGATATTGCTGGATTAATGTCTAGAACTAATATTACCGGATACCCTTGGTTCTCTCCTGCAGGACAGCAGAGAGGCATTCTAAACAATGCAATAAAACTTGCATATAATCCAACAAAAGCACAAAGAGATCTTCTTTATAAGGCAAGAGTTAATCCAATCATCAGTCAACCAGGTTCTGGTATTCTTTTATTCGGTGACAAAACTGCATTAGCATACGCATCCGCTTTTGATAGAATTAATGTTCGAAGATTGTTCTTAACTGTAGAACAGGCATTAAAAGGCGCTTCTCAAGCTCAATTATTTGAATTAAATAACCAAACAACGAGAGCAAACTTTGTCAATATTGTTGAACCATACCTAAGAGACGTTCAATCTAAAGGTGGTGTATATGATTTTGTTGTTATTTGTGATGAAACAAATAACACTCCTGATGTAATTGATAATAATGAATTTAGAGCTGACATTTTCTTGAAACCAACAAGATCGATTAATTACGTTACTCTTACGTTTGTGGCAACTAGAACTGGTATTTCTTTTGAAGAAGTAGCAGGTAGAGTTTGATTTAATTTTATCAAAAAAACACGGAGGTTCTAAAAATGTCTACACTCAGAACGATCAGCAACTTTAAAGAAAGACTTGCAGGTGGTGGTGCAAGGCCTAATCTTTTTGAAGTCGAAATTCCTGCGTTTCCTAATCAGTTGACTAATTTATGGAATACTGGAGCAGGTCAAGAAGCAGAAACATTTAAGTTTCTTTGCAAATCTGCAGCATTACCGGCATCAAACATTGCTTCTATTGATGTTCCCTTTAGAGGTAGAATTTTAAAGGTTGCTGGAGATAGAACATTTGATGTTTGGACTGTAACTATTATTAATGATGAAGATTTTAAATTGAGAACTGCTTTTGAACTTTGGATGAATTCCATCAGTAAACTTGATAACAACACTGGCGCAACAAATCCTACGTCATATATGACTAATGCATTTGTTCACCAATTGGGAAGAGGTGCTGGAACAGTAAATTCTACAAATAATAGCGCAACTCCTGGAGGAACTGCAATTAAACCTCTTAGAACTTATAAGTTCTATGATATCTTTCCAACCAGCGTTGCAGCTATTGATTTATCTTATGATTCTTCTGATACAATTGAAGAATATACTGTAGAGTTTCAAGTTCAGTACTGGTCAGCAGGAGAAACTAATGATTCTACTGGCGTTATTATTGCATAATAAATAGTAGCAGAAAGATATCTAAAAGTATATAATGGCAAAACTATTTGGTTTTTCAATAGAAGACAATGAGGGACTGTCACCTTCAACAGTCTCTCCTGTACCTCAAAATAAAGAAGATGCCTCAGATTTTTATCTGAGTAGTGGTTTTTTTGGTTCATATGTTGACATTGAAGGTGTTTATAGAACTGAATTTGATCTTATTAAAAGATATCGTGAAATGGCACTGCACCCAGAGTGTGATAGTGCCATTGAAGATATTGTAAACGAAGC